TAATACTTATTTAGACAAATATTTTGTTGATAAAAAGGTTGTTGAAAGATTATTCCCTTAAAAAAAAGTATTTGACCAAATAAAAATAATAATATTTAATTAGGCTAGGTTAGAAATTAATCTAGCCTTTTTTCATAGGAGAAAATAAAATGGCTAACGATTTTCAAACATCAATCACTTTATATAAAAATGAATATAAACCTGAAAACAATTTTAAAGTAAATCGAATTGGTGGTCAACGTATCACCATGAAATATACTTTGTTTGGTGATTTCGGTGTTTTTTATATAAAGATGTTAGATGAAAATAACAATCAAATTGGTATGATTTCTATTAATTGTACTAAAGATCAAGTAGTTGAAATATTAAAATCTTCATTTGCTTGTACTGTGTCAAAGGCTGATCAAAAGAAATATGATGATGAAATTAAAAAAGGTCGTTATGTTTTTTTTAATGATCATTCAAAGGTAATTATGAAAAAGGATCATCATCAATACGATCTTGAAGAATTAATCGAACTATCAAAGAAAAAGGAAAAGGTGTAATCATGCAGAAAATAACAGTTGATAACATGACTAATGATATTGGTAACCCTGTTGTTAACCAGTTCGTTATTAAACAAATTGATGGCAATATTTCTCGTACAATATTTCAATCGTACAGATCAATTATTGCTATTAGAGTCGATGACGGTGATACTTACCAAATATATCTCGATAATGATACTTGGGATTATTCAAGAACAACGGGAAAATATCGCAATAAGTTTTTAGGCGAGAAATTAGAGGAAACTAAAAAAAAGATTAGCTCGGGTGAATATAAATTAGTTGACTTAAACACAACACAATAGTATATATTTATAATATATTCCTCCGCTAACCCTCCAAGCTTTTATTTAGTTTGGAGGGTTTTTCTTTGCCTATAGCCTTAATAAATACTTAAATGATTAATATTAAACGATTATTCCTTAAAGTTTCCCTCGTGGGATTAAACGCAATGTGAACATCAAAAGATATCTTTTATAATAACTTGGATGAATAATAAAATGACAAATAGTATTACACGGGTGCGTATACGTGCAATGTTAACCTTTTATTATTGTTGGTGATTGTTTGGGAGGTGTTGTTTGCCTTTGGTTTGTATCATTGATAGTAGACAAGTAGAAAAATAACTAAATATATATATTTTGTCGTGCGTACACGCAAGGGACACCCCACCCCCCCCAGTATTTGTATGCAATGTCGCCATATTTTTGTGTGAAATAGTAACTTATATGAGTTACGGTGCAACGTTTAGGGTAATCCTATAGGGTTATAGGGTATGGTGTATTTCCCGGAGGGTTACACTCCGATTGTACCAACCAAATCACCAGTTGTCAATAAAATAATTATTTTTCTTGACTATTTACCTGTATATCCTTATTATAAAAGTAGCGAATACTCAATAAAAGCACATACAACCAAGTATTTACGTATAAAAATGTGTATTTGGCTTTTTTGATTGATCATTCGTTCAGTTTAATCTATAAGATAAGTTTATGTTTGAAGCATTTGTATTGGCATGTCTACTGGGACAACCTCAATTACCTCAATATTGTGAGGAATTAAAGGATGTACGTGGCCCTTACAAGACAAAAAACCAATGTTTAGCACGAATATTTGAAATAGTCGTAGAAATGCCTTACCATAGACCCGAAATGCAACCCAGAGCCTACCGTTGTGAACAATCTACTCCAGAAACAACCAAAAAAAGAACGTGAAATAAGTCCCCAACAAGAGCAATTCCTTGAAAACCTCTTTGATAATGGTGGAAATGTAACCGATGCAGCCGTAAAAGCAGGATATGCGAAGGGATCAGTCACATGGTTACGTAACTCACTTGCAGACGAGATTATCAGACGTACACAAAACGTACTGTCCATGAACGCATTTAAGGCGGCTACACGCCTTGTAAGTACAATCGACAACCCCGTACCCGAAAGAGGGGATGACCTACGCTTCAGGGCTGCAGAATCGCTTTTAAACAGGGTCGGACTGGGTAAACAAGAAACAACGAACGTAAACGTACAGGCAGTACACGGAATAGTCCTGTTGCCGCCTAAAAAAGAAGTCGTAATTGATGGAAATTGAGTGGTGGCAAGCTCTTTTAGTTACAATGGTATCAATCAACACAACAATTAACCTTATTGTATTCTTCAGAGGTAGAAAAGTATTTAAAAAAAAGGAGATGATCGATGGACACTAATGAAAAAATAAAACAAATTCAAAAAAAGTTTGATGATAAAAAGTTAGGATATCTAACAACTCCTTTAAGAGCTTTAGCACGATATCTTTATAATAAAGATTTGGAAAAAAGTAAGCAAAGAGAGATTAGAGAAATTTTTGCAAAAGTAGATGACTACGATGGAATGAATAAAGATGCAAAAGTAAGTTTTAGAACAGGTATTCGTTCCACACTAGAAGAAGTTATGCAAAATGTAAGAGACAGTGGAGAAAAAATAGTTAAATCTCAAAAGATAGATAAATCATACCCTGATTTAAAAAAGAGAAAAGATTTATCAGTTGATAAAAAGGGAAAGTTTAAATTTGCTTCTGGTGGAAAAGTTTATTCAAAGAATCAACCAAGAAAAATAAGCTACGTAGATTAAATGTCCGAACAACCGAAGCGTGGGCGACCCAAAAAAGACCCCAACGCACCTAAATCCCCCTATTACTATTCCTTTGCTGTAAAAGCACGTAAACAATCACAAAAAAGGTTACGAGATGCAGAAAAACGAGCAAAAAAAGCTACGAAACAGGCAGAGGATAAAAGGCATTATGCAAAGAAGCTTAAAGAAAAAATTACAAAAGTCGAAAAGGCACTCAACAATGACAAATCTACTCTTATTGACAAAGAAGATCTGCAGACCCTTCCAAACGCTGTGGAACAACTTGTGGATGGGCGTGAAATTATATTTCAACCAAATGAAGGACCTCAAGAGGAATTTCTGTCCTCTTCTGAAAGGGATGTACTCTACGGTGGCTCGGCAGGTGGAGGAAAAAGTTTTGCCCTTCTTGCTGACCCCCTTAGGTATTGTCACAATGGCAATCATCGTGGGCTTCTTCTTAGGCGTACTCTGGATGAGTTAACCGAACTCATAGACAAGTCACGACAGTTATATCCCAAAGCGTTCCCCGGAGCAAAGTTCAGGGAATCAAAATCAACGTGGCACTTCCCATCAGGTGCAACCATTTGGTTTACGTACCTCGACAAAGACAAAGACGTAACTCGATTTCAAGGTCAAGCATTTAACTGGATAGGCATAGACGAAATAACCCAATACCCATCTCCGTACGTTTGGGACTATCTTCGTTCACGACTGAGAACAACCGACCCAGAGTTACAAGAACATTTGTATATGCGTTGTACAGCGAACCCCGGAGGGGTTGGTGGTTGGTGGGTTAAAAAGATGTACATTGATCCATTTGAGCATGGGTCAACGTTTCCTGCAATGGATATTGAAACGGGTAAACCTTTCTTGTGGCCCAAAGGTCACAAAAAAGAAGGAAAGCCTTTATTTTATCGCAGGTTCATACCTGCACGTCTGACTGACAATCCCTACCTGTTGGCAGACGGACAATACGAAGCTATGTTGCGTTCACTACCAGAGGTTGAACGTAAAAGATTATTAGAAGGAGACTGGGAAGTCACTGAAGGTGCAGCGTTCCCAGAATTTTTAAGGAGTAAACATGTTACACCGAGTTTTGAGCTTCCATTCAATTTCCCCCGCATACGAGCTGCCGACTACGGCTACTCGAGTCCGTCGTGCGTTCTTTGGGGTGCTATCGATTGGGATAATAATATCTGGGTTTATCGTGAGTTATACGTAAAACAGTTGACAGCAGAGCAATTAGCTGATAAAATACTAGAAACAGAACAAGAAGATCCAACACCTCACTATACAGTCCTTGATTCTTCGTGTTGGAACAAAACAGGGTTTGGCCCTTCAATAGCAGAAACAATGATGAGATGTGGTGTCCGTTGGATACCTGCAGATCGAAACCGACTTCAAGGAAAGATGGAGATACATCGTAGGCTTGCCGATGACCCTCGAACAAATGAACCTAGATTACGAATATTTCCAAACTGCGTTAACTTAATAAAACAACTTTCAGGTATACCATTAAGTAAAACCAACGCAGAAGATGTAGATACAAAAGCAGAAGATCACGCATACGATGCGTTACGATACATGCTAATGACAAGGATGACAGGATATGTGTCCATTCATAAAACGCTTAATGGCATCAAAAATCAGGTCTACCAAGTCCATGATCAAACATTTGGATATTGATAAGAAATGGCACAAGTAACAGGTGGGGGTAGTAAAGCTGCTGTAATGGCAGATTTTAATCCCAAAGAAACAACACTAAGAGAAGTAATAACAAACTACGCAGAAGCATCTCGTGCGAAGGGTTCAAAACTTACAGGTTTTGAAGATAAACTATTTAAGTCAAAAGCTTTACAAACTTATCTTGATAATCCTGTAACTGAATTTTTTGATGGTCATTGGGGAGATGCAGATAACCCTCTAATAAAAGTTCTTAACTCTGTAGGTGAAAAAAGCAGAGGAGGTTATTACAGTGCTATCGCTAGTATAGAATCAAATGTATTTAGGCAAATTAATAGATTAAGATTTAACGAAGACTATACAAAGCTAACTGATACTGTCGCAAGACCTGAAAAGGGTGCGAAGTATACATCAAAATTTGGATACAACCCAGAGAGATTAGGATCTTTTCACGCTAACTTAGTAGAGTTTGTAAAGAACAATCCTGATTCGAAGCCTGTAGCAAACGCACTTTTATTTCAACTTTATACAGGTTTTAGACCAAACGCTGCAGGAGGATTAACTCCACAGAATATACAAAGTCCTCAAGTTCGTGGAGGTCCTCATGGTATTTTTATATCAGGCAGTCAGTTAGGTGCAAAAGGATCACCTA